AAAACGACATCAGGAAGCTACAAGTAGCAGGATTTTACCGAGATATTGAATTACCCGACCCATCCCCCGATATTGATGAAGTTAGACGCAAATACGATCAATTAACGGGAGATAGTCCAGATTATAGCTTCGATAGACGCTATACGTTGCTGGAAATGCACGTTAATTTGGACTTAATCGGCTATGAAGACACCGATAGCGAAGGAAATGAGACGGGAATCGAACTTCCCTATGTTGTTACCATTGATTTAAGCTCAACTAAGGTATTGTCCATCTATCGTAACTGGTATCAGGACGATACACAGAAAATGGCGAGACAACACTTCGTCCATTACGAATATCTACCAGGTTTAGGCTTTTATGGCTTCGGTTTAATCCACCTAGTCGGTGGTTTATCCAAGTCAGCAACCTCATTACTCAGACAATTGGTTGATGCAGGTACTCTGTCCAACCTTCCTGGTGGTTTGAAGTCAAGAGGACTGCGTATTAAGGGCGATGATTCCCCCATTATGCCTGGTGAGTTTAGAGACGTGGATGTCCCAGGGGGTGCTATTAAAGACAATATCACTTTCCTTCCGTACAAGGAACCAAGCTTAGTTCTGTATCAGTTACTTCAAACCATCGTGGAAGAAGGACGCAGGTTTGCTTCCGTAGCCGATATGAAGATTGCGGATATGAACAACGAGGCTCCTGTGGGAACCACATTGGCGATTATGGAACGCAGCATGAAGGTCATGTCTGCCATTCAAGCCAGACTCCATGCAGCGATGCGTAGGGAGTTTCGCATTCTCACTAACATTATCAGGGATCAAGGTCCAGAAGCCTATCCCTATGAAACCGCAGAAGAGGAGGCGTTGGTAGCCCAAGACTTTGACCAAAGGGTTGATGTGTTGCCCGTTTCCAATCCAAATGCTGCCACCATGTCCCAGCGAATTATGCAGTACCAAGCAGCTTTACAGCTTTCTACTACGGCTCCACAGCTTTATGACCTACCCGAATTACACCGTCAAATGCTTGATGTATTAGGCATTAGAGATGCGGCTGATCTGATACCGTCAACCGATGAGATACCGCCATTAGACCCAGTGACCGAAAATATGAACATACTGAACAATGTGCCCATACAGGCGTTTGAGTATCAGGATCACGAAGCTCACATACAGGTTCACATGGCTGCCGCTCAAGACCCGAAGATGCAGGAACTGTTATCCCAGTCGCCGAATGTTCAAGCCTTACAGGGAGCGTTTGCGTCTCACGTTACTGAACACATCGCTTTCCAATACCGCCGAGAAATAGAAAAACAACTCGGTGTGGAGTTACCGCCGATGGGAGACCCGCTTCCAGAAGATGTCGAGAAGCAATTATCGGTTCTAACCGCAGCCGCCGCCGAAAGACTGCTGGGCAAAGACCAAGCCGAAATGCAGATGCAACAAATCCAAGAACGTATGGAAGACCCAGTTGTTCAGATGCAACAAAAGGAATTGGCAATCAAGGAACAAGACGTGCAGCGTAAGGCTTTAGAGGCTCAGGCTAGAATACAGGCTGACTTGCAGAAAGCTAAAGACCGCAACGAATTAGACGCTGAAAGAATTGACGCTCAGGAACGTATAGCGGGAGCTAAGATCGGAGCGGGTTCAGCGAAACAGGCTTTGGAAGCGGAAATGGAAGGAGAGGAAATCTCCAGCCGAGAACGCATCGAAGGAGCAAAAATAGGAGCAGAAGTGGCAAAAGAATTAATGAAAGAAGACGATGGCTGATGCCTCGTATGAAAACAGTTTTGATTACTTACGCAAAGTATTGCGTAATAAAATGAACGAAATAGCCGACAACATCTCCACTGGAGGTGCTGTTGACTTTCCCGAATATAAGCGAATGTGTGGGATCATCGAAGGTCTCGCTACTGCTGAACGGGAGTTGCTCGATCTTCAAGAGAAGATAGAGCATTCGTAACGTCCGTAAGGACGCAGGGGGAACTACGACCCCTCGTGAAGTCGTTGCAAAAGGAGAGAAAATGGAAGCAGAAATAGCTACCAACGGAGACGGTGTAGAGGAAGAGGTTACTACCGCTTCACAATTACCCGAACCGTGCGGTTGGAAACTTCTGATTGCAATTCCCGAAGTTGAAGATAAAACCGAAGGCGGTATTATCAAATCAACGGAGGCGATGCAGGAAGAAGGCTTATCCACCGTGGTTGGCTTTGTTATGAAACTAGGACCATTAGCCTATCGAGATATTGTCAGGTTCCCTACGGGACCGTGGTGTCAAGAGGGCAATTTTATCTTAATGCGAGCGTATTCTGGAACAAGAATTAAAATTCATGGGAAAGAGTTCCGTTTAATTAATGACGACACCGTGGAAGCGGTTGTCGATGATCCTAGAGGAATAGCCAAAGTATGAATATAGAAGCTAACCAAGAGACCACAGAAGAGAAAAGTAGAGGAAAAGGTCGATTTACCTCTCGATGAATTTGGGTTCGCAGAACCCACCACCATTGAGAGTCCCGATAAATCCGATATTGAAATCGAAGTGGTCGATGACCGTCCCGAAGGGGATCAGGTCACAAAGAAAGACCCAGACGCTAAAGCCCACGAGGAAGAGCTTGAGGACGTTAGCGGCAGGGTACAAAAACGTATTGATAAACTCAAATACGATTACCATGAGGAACGCCGAGCTAAGGAGTCGGCAGAACGAATGCGGGATGAAAGTGTTCGTTATGCCCAGCAAGTTGCTCAACGAAACCAAGAACTTCAGGGGTTTTAGTTGAAGGAGAAAAGATTTTTGTTGAGACAGCCAAGTCCAAGGCACAAGGAGATTTGGATTCGGCAGAAAGGGATTATAAGTTGGCGTATGAAGCAGGTGATACCGATGCCGTAACACAAGCTAATAAACGCATGATGCAAGCTCAGTCTCACTTGATGCAGACAGAGCAATTTGTGCCAACTGAACCTCAGCAACAGCCTATTGCTCCACAGCAACAGGCAGTTCCGCAACCAGACCCGAAAGCACAGGCTTGGTTGCAAACAAATACATGGTTTGGTCAGGACAAAGAAATGACTTCTTTTGCGTATGGCGTACACGAGAAACTCGTGACTGAAGAAGGCGTTAGTCCAATGACCGATGAATATTACGAGAAGGTAAACACTCGTATGAGACAAGTATTTCCAAATAAATTTGATGGGGAGGAAACCCCTCGGCAGACTGCGACCCATCAAAGCACCTCGACAGTAGTCGCTCCTTCCACACGGAACAATAGCGGCAAACCTCGCAAAATGCAGCTTACTGCCACTCAGGTTTCTCTCGCAAGGAGACTTGGGTTAACACCAGAGCAATACGCCAAACAACTCATAAAGGAGATGTCATAATGGCTGAAAACGAAGAGCGTAGGATAAGCGGGGAAGACCCATCCCGTGAATTACCAAAAGAGAGGGAAGACGTACAACGCCCCTCTGACACTTGGGTCCCACAAGGCGTTTTACCCGAACCAAAACCGCAGGACGGTTATGTGTTCCGATGGATCAGGACTACTAGTCTGGGTCATTCGGATAACACTAATGTGTCCATGCGTTTTAGGCAAGGATGGGAACCCGTGAAAGCGGAAGACCATCCCGAACTGAAGATCGTGTCAGATCACGATTCTTTATTTGAAGGTAATGTCGAAGTGGGAGGTTTATTACTTTGCAAATGTCCCGAAGAAATTGTGCAAAAACAACGTGATTACAATATTGCGATGGCAAAAGCACAAATGGACGGGGTGGACAGCAATTTAATGAGCGAAAGTGATCCCAGAATGCCCATGTTAAATCCTGAGCGTTCTACTAAGATCACATTTGGTGGCGGTTCTAATAAATAAGAGCAGTTTTAATTATTAGTATCGCTTTGGTTTAGTACAAAAGCGTAAAGCAAGGAGAATAGGATGGCAGCTTCAGCAGCCCCTTATGGTGCAAGAGCTATCGGTACTCTGAGTGCGAGCGGTTCCTTTTCAGGAAAAGTTCAGCACATAAAGATTGTCGATGCATATGCCGTTAATATCTTCTACGGAGACTTTGTAAAACTTGTGTCTACTGGAACTATCCAGAAAGATGCAGGTACAACTACATTGACTTCTGTAGGAATATTTGTCGGCTGTTCTTACACACCAAATTCGACTGGTCAAAAGACGTTTGCACAAATGTGGACAGCGAGCACCAATTGCTCAACGGCAGATGACATCATGGCGTATGTAATTACGGACCCTGATGTTGTTTTCCAAATGCAAGGTGACGCATCCTGTGCACAAACG